ATGTGGGTTGATTATGTTAAAGTGATTAGTTCTAGAAGCTTTGGTAGTTCAACTACTAAGTAATAACAATTAACCGAGGTAGGGTGTAAAAGCCCTACCTTTTTATAGGAGATAAAAACATGAGTATTCAAGGACCGATAAGTTCGTTCTCTGTTACTGCCGCAGCTTCCAATCAAACTATATATTCTGGTCCTGCTAGAATTTTAGGTGTTTATTATATGAATGACGCTGCTACTGGCACGATTGTATTATATGATGATTCAACGGAAGTATTTAAAATACAAATACCAGATGGCTCTTCAACAGAAAATGCAAATTATATTGAATTTCCAGGTGATGGAATTAGAGTTGATACAAGTTTAAAATATACATTTACATTAGTTAAATACGGAACTATCCTTTATCAAAAAGGCTAATGACACCTGAACGATTATCAGCGTGGAGAATTTTTCCTCGCTTGTTAATTACGTTATATGGAATAGCATTCTGGCGAACAACAGAATGGTTTATGCAATTACCTGATCCGACTAATGCACAATCAGCATTTGTATCCGTGGTCGTTGGTGCGGGAGCCGCATGGTTTGGTTTATATGTAGGGGGAACAAGAATACCAACACAAGGAAAAAAAGACGATGCTTAAATATATTGCTTCCATACCCGTGGTATTATCTTTGCTTGCAGGGGCATACGGCGGAATTAACTACATCAATAAGTTAAATAATACAATTGATGATAATGAAGATACAATTGCATTAATTAAACTGGAAATAGATAATATATACAAGAGTTTTGATGATGAAATAAATAATGTACATCAAATTTATAATGATCGTACAACAAGAAATTCAGACAACTATACTGCCGCACGTGAGGAGCTCGTCCGTGAAATGACCGATGTAGTAACATGGGTGGGGCGTATCGAGGCAAAACTTCAAGCCATAGAAAAACTTTTATATGAAACAGCAAGTGATGCAGGACTACGTGCATTAGAAGATCAAGTTCGTACAAACGCTGATGCAATAAGACAATTCAAGTATGATATGAAAGATCTGGAGAATACTATTTCTGGAGGATACTAATGCGGTGGTTATTTATTATCTTAGTGTTAGTATTAATATTTGCCGCATTTAAAAGTGCAAATGCAAGAAATGATTACTTAAATGATCGTAGTTGTGAACGTGGTCGTTTAGAATTATACAGTGAATTAGATCGCTATGATTACGACAGAAGAATGGATAGTGACAATGATTATTTTGGAGATTCTGGGACAATTGGGCTACGTTTTAGTTGGCCTTTACAAAGTACTTGCGATAGCCGTACAATAGATTTATTAAAAGAAAATCAACGATTAATGCAAGAATTAGAGCTGCTTAAGAATTGTGGGAAATATAAAGACCTTCAACTAGGAGAGCAATTTGCTACTGTACGCGAGATGTGTAAAGGTGTACAAAAGAAGAAGAAAAAGGATAAATAAATGAAAAAACAATATAGGTGGTTTTTAACTAAACGTAATAGGTCAATGAGAAAAAATAACCCTGTTGCTAAAGAATTGTATACACCACAATATAAATCACAAGTTGTAGAAAATAAAAAAACATACGATAGGAAAAATGTAAATGAGAGACATGAAATTTAATTATGCACTAATATTTGCCGTTGCTTTACAGTTTATAGGATTGGTATGGTATCTTAGTAAAGTTGATAGTCGTGTATCAATTTTATATGATAAATTTGAAAAAGAAAATGAACAAGACGTTGTAGAAAATCAAGTTAAAATGAAATTAGATTTAGAAAATTTAATGGAAGATGTGAAAGCCATTAAAAAAGAAATGAGACAAGCAAATAAAAAAGATCGAGAGATAATGGAACAACATGAACAAATTTTTGAATTATTACAAGATAATTCTGATGTTCCTAATAATTACAGTTACGGAGACTAAATGAAAGTATCGGATCAAACGAATGTACAAATGCCACTTAAAACTGTTGCTAGCCTTATCACGCTGGTCGCCGTAGGAACGTGGGCCTATTTTGGAATCATCGAGCGCCTAAATTCGGTGGAAACTCGTGTTACATTATCAGAAGCAGATCTTACAAAAAATACAGAGTTTAGAATTAAATGGCCTCGTGGTGAATTAGGGTCCCTCCCCGCCGACGCTCAGCAGGACCTTCTCCTGGAATTTATGGCCTCGCAGGTCGAGTCTATGCAAGAAGAAATGGAAAGTATGATGAGTAATTCTGTAAATATAAAGAGGGCACAGCAGGATATAGAACGCTTACTCAACGATGTGGAGAAGCTCAAAGATAAATTAAGGGAGTCCAATGGAGGTAATTAGCGTAATTTTAATGTTTGTGTTTGGGAACATGAATGACCAAGCAACTCAAATGACACAGTATATTCCTATGAAGTCATTATCATCTTGTATGAAAGAAGTCAGATTACTTAAGAAAAAGAATACAGGATATGATAAGGATGCTTTTTGTGGTCCTGGTATTGTACATATAGAAGATGGTGAAGTGATTGCCTTATATAACGAAGTACCAGAGGGTGCTGTAATGGTAGATAAAAAAATAGATGCAGAAGCATTTGAAAGATGGTCTTTACGGGCTAAAGCAAAGTGGGATTAATGGAACCTGTAACTTTAGTTTATATTTTTTTTGGAACATTATGGGTAGTTGGGGCTATTACATACTTGTAAGTAATGGCTAAAACAATAACTAACGAATATTTTACTCCGGTTAAGAAAAGAACTAGCATCGGTCATTCTAGTAGATCTATACCAAAAAACAAACATAAACTTAAGTCTTGGAAAAAATATAATCGACAAGGAAAGAGATAAAGGGTATTAATATATAAAAAAGGAGCTCGCTATGGCAAAGAAAAAAGTAAAAAAAATGAATATGGGCGGTAGAACAGGAGACATGATGTATTCTAGAGGATATGGTGTTGATGAAAGATCAAGACGTATGCCTACAGAACTCTTGGATCGTGGTCCATCTAGAATGAAACGTGGTGGTCGTGTTGGTAAAAAAGAACAAGGCTACAAAGATAGAAAAGATGAATCAATTGCAATGCGTATACGAAAAAAACGTACACCTAAGCAATTAAAAGCAAGTAGAGATGAATCTTACGGTAAGTGGGGTAAAGGTACTGGCAAAGGTGTTATCAATAAACGTGGTGGCGGTATAGCAAAACGTGGCTTTGGTGCTTCTAAGAAGTAAATTAAATGCCTACATATGCTAGCACAGCTAACTTTGATTTATCTATTGATGAAATTGTAGAAGAAGCTTTTGAACGATGCGGTTTACAAGACCGTACTGGGTATCAACTTAAAACCGCACGTCGTTCTCTTAATCTTTTATTAGCTGAATGGTCGAATAGAGGGCTTAATCTTTGGACTATAAAGAAACAAACTGCTTCATTAACTGCTAATACTACAAGTCTTTCGGGAACTGATTTATATGGTTCAGGAGCTAATGCTGCTTCTGAAATTGTAGATATTACTGATTTAGTTATACGTGATGCAAATAATAATGAGTATTCTACTACTCCTATTAGTCGTTCTACTTATTTAAATTATACAGTTAAGACAACAAGTGGAAGACCTACACAGTTTTATTTTGAAAAAACTATTAATCCAACTTTATATTTATACCCGGCAGCTGATACTACTTACACAGTAGTATTTTATGCTATGTTAAGAATGAAAGATTCAGGAGCCTATACTAATAATAATGAAGTTCCTTTTTCTTTTTTACCATGTCTTACAGCAGGTTTGGCTTATTATTTAGCTTTAAAATATGCTCCTGATAGAACGCAAATTTTAAAGTTAGTTTATGAGGAAGAGTTTAAAAGAGCGGCTGATACTAATAGAGGTAATGTTAGCTCTCACTTTGTTCCTTATATTGGAGTTACAGCAGGGAGTTATTAATGGGAAGATATGCTTCAGGTAAATTTGCATTAAGAATTTCGGATAGGTCAGGAATGGCATTTCCATATAATGAAATGGTGCAAGAATGGACCGGTTCATGGGTGCATGTTTCTGAGTTTGAACCTAAACAACCACAATTAGACCCTCAGTATCATCCTACCGATCCCCAAGCCTTACAACATCCTCGTCCACAAATTGCTGACTCTACTGCTTATGTAGGGGACAATGCGGTAAGACAAGCCAACGGAGAAGTTATCCTTTCTCCTAATGGAACTGTGTTTGATGGAACAGGGGATGGTCTGGCAGTTAATTCTTTTCAAACTCTTTTAGAACCTGTTACAAATTATTACGCAAACGGCGTAGCCTATGCAGATACGCAAAGAAGTATGATGCCTTTGAGTGTTCAACAACCTCAACAAAGGACACAGTTGTTATCTCGCACAGGAAATGTTACAGTGAGTACATCATGACCGATTATTCCGATTTAAATGATAATGTAAGAAATTATACGGAAACAGACACAAATGTCTTATCCGATAGTATTATTAAACCTTTTATAGAATCTATTGAAGATCAAATAATGAGAACAGTAGATTTAAATTATTACAGAAAATATGATTATGCCACGTTAACCGTGGGAAACCCTTTTATGCCTCTCCCTAGTGACTGGCAAGCAACGAGATATTTGCAAATTTATGATG